TGTTTTGCTGATGGACAGCGAAAGCGAAAAGTTCTACATAAAATCCACAGACGTTTCCGGTATGCCACAGCCATTACGTACGTTTGAATATCATGAAATAGGCACTCAGATGTCACCTAAACAGCCTGTTCAGAACATGGACAGTAAATACGTCACCAGACAGGAATATGACGATTTAAAGGGCAAATACGAAGCTATCATAAACCGATTAAATTCTTTTTCTGAACCTGTTAGAGCTAATACCGTACAGGAATCAGCAGTCAATGGAGGAAATGCAAATGAGTAATCCATTATTTAATGCCCTCGGTGGTGGGGTGCCACAGGGAAACGGACCAATGCAGATGATACAACAATTCATGCAATTTAAACAGAATTATAAAGGAAACCCAAAAGAAGAAGTCCAGAAAATGTTGCAGTCTGGAAGGATTTCACAGCAACAGCTTAATCAGGTTCAACAGATGGCAGGGCAGTTCCAAAATCTGCTGAAAAATATAAAATAGTACATTACAATCTGGCCAGATTGATGTAAATACAAAAAAGGAGATTATAACTATGGATGGAAATTTAACAGCATCAGACGTTGCTCTTTTGACCGGGAACAACAGAAATGATGGAATGTTTGGCGGAGATGGCGCATGGTGGCTTATCGTGCTTTTCTTGTTCGCATTTTGCGGATGGGGAAACAACGGCTGGGGCAATAATGGAAACGGCGGAGGATATGTAGCTACAGCAGCTACTCAGGCAGATATTCAGAGAGGATTCGACAATTCCGCTGTAATCAGCAAGCTTGACGGAATCAATAGCGGCCTGTGTGATGGCTTCTATGCTATGAATAACGGTATGCTTACCGGATTTAACGGAATCAACACAAACATCATGCAGACTGGTTTCGGCATTCAGCAGGCTATTAATGCTGACACTGTAGCAAATATGCAGAATACCAATGCACTCCAGGCACAGCTTGCAAACTGCTGCTGCGAAACCAGAGAAGCAATCCAGGGCATAAACTACAACATGGCACAGAATACCTGTGCATTGCAGAACACCATGAACAGTAACACAAGAGACATTATCGACAGCCAGAACGCCGGAACAAGGGCAATCCTTGATTACCTGTGCAACGAGAAGATATCCAATCTCCAGGCTGAAAATAACGACCTCAGACGTGCCGCTTCTCAGGATCGCCAGAGTGCGCTTCTCACAACTGCAATGGCTTCTCAGACACAGCAGCTCATTAATGCGATTAATCCAGCACCGATTCCGGCATATCAGGTTCCTAATCCGAACACATATTACGGATGCGGATGCAACACCGGATGTAATTGTTAACAACTTCATATCGAGAGTATCTTTCGATTGATTCGGATGTCGGCTTATGCCGTATTACACAGAGGGGCAGGCTGAGACCTGTCCTTTTGTGATATGAAAGGAGTATTTTTATGGCAGAATTTACAAATGTAGCTGCTCAGACTGTAGCAGCAAATGGAAACGTAGTATTTTCAAACACAGCAGTCAAAGGTTCTAACTGCATTCAACACAGGGAGGGAAGTGGAATCATTACGCTGAGAGGACTTACTAACCAGTGCAAGGCTAGATTCTTCGTGGATTTTTCTGGTAATATTGCAATTCCAACAGGTGGTACTGTCGGGGCTATCTCTCTGGCTATTGCAATATCTGGTGAGCCGGTTCTTTCTTCTCAGATGATTTCCACACCGGCAGCAGTAGACCAGTACAACAATGTGTCCTCTGGAATCTATATTGATGTACCTCGCGGATGTTGCGTTAATATCGCAGTAGAGAATACAAGCGATCAGGCTGTTTCTGTTGCGAACGCAAACATTGTTGTGACCAGAGAAGCATAGGAGGTGTGATTATGAGAGACATTAAAGACTTATGTGCAAGAATTGAAGACGAACTGTCCAAAATTGCTGACAGTGGGCTGACCACTGGAAATCTGGAAATGACATACAAACTGATTGATATGTATAAAGATATCAAGAATACGCAGTACTGGGACAAGAAAGTGGAATATTACAATACTGTCCTTGATGAGATGCGTGGTGGCTACAATGACGATTACAGCGAACGTGGAAGAAAGCGCGACAGCATGGGGAGATACAGCTCAAATGACGGCAGAATGATGCCGGATTACGACAGGGGTAGTTCTTATGCCAGACGCGGTGAGCATTATGTCAGAGGACATTACAGCCGTTCTGACGGACGAGATGCTTATGACGACTATATGACGCAGAAACAGAGCTATCGTTCCGGCAAATCCGAGGACTGCAAGAGAAAGATGCTTGCCGCTCTGGAAGAACATCTGGACGAACTCACAACAGAAATGAGCGATATGTCCAAGGATGCGGAGTGCCGGGAGGAACGTGATCTTGTTAAAAGATACGTGGAAAAGCTCCGTGATATGCTCTAATTAGTCAAAACATGTACCACAACTTTTTGGAGGTTCTGTGGTAAAATGTATTCATAAGGAAGATTCGTAAGTGGTTGTAGCCACTTGACATAGACATTTTTTCATTGATTCCTCCTTTCTTAGGCGCGTGTCCTTAACAGAAACAGGTTCGGGCGGAACCTGGAGGTTGAAAAGCGGATGCAATTTCCGACACGTACCATTGCCGTTAGTGCATGGCGGCATACCTCCTTGTGAGCATATAACTGAACAGTGAAATCCAACCCGTGCAGAGGTGTGCGACCGTATAGGCGGTGTTGACGTAGCCCGAACGTTCCGTGTTTAGGCATAGCACGTAAAATACCTTGCTAACCCGGGAATCCGGGTTATGTGGAACCTATCGGATATAGGACAAATATATATAGATACAAGTTTTCCAGTTCGACTCTGGAAGTTCCGCTTACCCTGCCAGTGGTCTAACTGGCTTAATCCACTTACCTGCGGCGGCAGGTCAATAAACACGACCAGGAGGATGCATATGCAGAAACTTATTGACACATTAAAATCATTTGGAATTGAAATCCCGGAGGACAAACAGGCAGATGTGAAAAAAGCACTCTCTGAGCATTATAAGAATGCAAAAGAAGTAGCGAAAACTCTGTCAAAAGTCGAGGGAGAACGTGATGGCTGGAAAGAACGTGCTGAGACAGCAGAAGAAACCTTAAAAGGTTTCGACGGTATTGACCCGGCGAACATTCAGACAGAGCTTGCTGGATGGAAGAAGAAGGCTGAGGACGCAGAGAAGGAATTCAACGCAAAGATCTATGACCGCGATTTTTCAGACGCACTTAAAACAGCACTTGATGATGTTAAATTTTCAAGCGAAGCTGCAAAGAAGTCTGTTATGGCAGATATTAAAGAAGCAGGCCTCAAACTGAAAGATGGTAAAATTCTCGGGCTGAACGACCTGATTGAGCAGATGAAACAGTCTGACGCATCCGCTTTTGTAGATGAATCTCAGCAGCAGGCTCAGCAGAACCAGGCAAGATTTACCACTCACGTTGGACAGCAGCAGACACCGGGAAGCATGACGAAGAAAGATATCGAAGCGATCAAAGACCCGTCCGAGAGACAGGCTGCAATTGCACAGAATATCCAGTTATTCCAGTGATTTTTTTACACCGACTATACGCCAGAGTATAGCCGCTAACCCAATACCTTAACAATTATGGGTAGAAAGGATTTTTTTATATGACAGCAAAAGCTAATCTTATTATGACTAATGATATTCAGGTAAAGGCACGTGAGATTGACTTTGTTACCAGATTCGAAAGAAACTGGGAACACTTACGTGAAATCCTTGGTATCATGCGTCCAATCAAAAAGACGCCCGGAGCGGTTCTTAAATCAAAATATGCAGAGGGTACATTGCAGAACGGAAATGTTGGTGAAGGTGAGGAAATCCCTTACAGCAAATTCGTTGTAAAAGAAAAACCCTATGCAGAAATGACTATCGAGAAATACGCAAAGGCTGTATCTATCGAAGCAATCAAAGATCACGGTTACGAGAACGCTGTTCAGATGACCGATGATGAATTCCTCTTCCAGCTTCAGACCAATGTTACCGAAAGATTTTACAATTATTTGAAAACCGGTACCCTCACATTTACAGAGATTACTTTCCAGATGGCTCTGGCAATGGCCAAGGGTCGTGTAGAAAACAAATTCAAGCAGATGCACAGAAATGTGACTGGCGTCGTTGGATTTGTGAACATTCTGGACGTGTACGAGTATATCGGAGCAGCTGAGATTTCTATTCAGAACCAGTTCGGCTTCCAGTATGTGAAAAACTTCCTGGGATTCAACACAATCTTCCTGTTATCTGACAGCGAGATTCCGAGAGGAACAGTAATCGCCACACCCGGTGAGAACATCGTTCTTTACTACGTGGATCCGAACGAATCTGATTTTGCAAGAGCAGGTCTTGTATATACTGTATCCGGCGAAACAAATCTGATCGGATTCCATACGCAGGGCAATTACCACACAGCAGTGTCTGAATCATTCGCAATCATGGGACTTACCCTCTTTGCAGAATATATTGACGCTGTTGCTGTCGGAACTATCAACGCAACTCAGACACTTGGAACTCTGACTGTAAACTCCACAGCAGGAAGTAAGAGCGGAGATACAAAAGTGACTGTTACTCCGGCAAAAGTAAGCGCAGGAAATGTGTACAAGTACAAAGTTGCATCATCTGAGACTACCGTAGACTACGGACAGAACGTGAAGAACTGGAGCGCATGGGATGGAGAATCCGACATTACAGCAGCAACAGGGCAGGTAATCACAGTGGTTGAGTGTGACAGTACCTATAAGGCATTGAGTGCCGGACATGCGACTGTAACAGCAAAATGATAATCGTGGGAGGTAACTGGCATGGCTTATGCAGATTATGATTTTTACACAGAATCCTATTATGGCAATGTCGTGCCAGAAGCTGACTTTGATCGTCTGGCAGCCAGAGCCAGCGATTTTATTGATACATTGACATTTGATAATTTGGTGGACGGACTGCCAGCTGATAAGCGTTCACAGAAACGTATTAAAAAGGCGGTCTGTTCACTGGCTGAATTAATGTATCAGATTGAGCTTGCTGAGAAGAATGCTACCAATGCCGCCGCTAGTGGAGCATCAACCACAATCGGGTCCGGTGGTAGCACTACAGGCGTTGTAACATCTGTATCCTCTGGAAGTGAATCCATTTCCTACGCCACGCCTCAGCAGATTGGAGCAAGTGCAAAGGAATGGAGTGCGGTGTATGCCGCCGCCGGGGATGTACAGAAAACGAATGACTTACTTCTTAAGACAGCTTTGCCGCTTTTGATGGGAGTAAGGACGGATGAAGGAGTACCAATTTTATATGCAGGAATGTAATATTAATGTTCTCGGGACGGTTTACAAAATTAGTCCAAAAGAATTAAAAAATGCAGATGTTGACGGCTACACAGACAATACATCAAAAGAAATTGTTATCAGAACAGACAACGCAAATAATGTTGGTGATTTTGATTCCTTACAGAAAAAGCAGTTGAGACATGAAATTATTCATGCGTTCTTGTCGGAAAGCGGATTGCAGTGCAACTGGCAACATACAGAGCAGTTCGGACATGACGAAACTACGGTTGACTGGTTTGCTATTCAGTCACCGAAAATTTTTAAAGTATTCAATGAACTTAAATTAATGTGAGGTGAAAAATAATGGATATTTCAACATTAGGCTCATGCGTAGCAATCGTTATGATTTGCTACATCGTAGGAATGGGCTGTAAAGCATCAAAAAGAATCTCTGATGAATGGATCCCGGTAATCATGGCGGTTATTGGTGGAATTCTCGGAGCGGTCGGAATGGGAATTATCCCGGACTTCCCGGCATCGGACTATATAACAGCAGTTGCGGTTGGTATGTTTAACGGGCTGTCGGCTACTGGAGTGAATCAGGTTATCAAGCAGACAGTGCAGAAAGAGTGACTTTATGGGCGGACGTGGCGGAAGTAGTGGATTAAGTGGAACAAAAGAAACCGCATTTTCTGTTACCATGAATGGAGAAACAACAGAATATAAGTTTACCAGAAAAGGCAAACAGAATTATTATCAGCGCGGCATCGGTGGGCATGTCGAAGAAACGCCACTGAACATGTCTGCGTCTGAGTTTCGCAAAAGAGTAGAATCCAACGGCGCAACTGTAAAGAAAATGAGTGTATCTAGTTGGAACAAAACAGAGAAAGCCAGAGAGATAGAACACGCAAACCGTCCTGATTATGAACTTGGCATGGGCTTGAAAGACAATTCGGCATACAGGAAGACAGCAAGAAGAAACAGACTTATGACCAGAGCTATGAAAAGAAAGAGATAGCCTATGGCAGATAAATCAACCAGCATAGCTTACGAAAATCTAAACCGCCGTATCTTTCCCGGCATTGGTGAATATGACATACCACAGATATACCCGGAAGTATTCGAAGGGAACTGCGAATTTATTGGTTTCAATTACGCAAGAGGTAATTGCAAGAATCCAGAAGAGAAAGCTGTTCATTTCTTCTTAGATGATTACCAATTTGACGCACTATGGAGAAATCCAGACAGGTACGTGGACAAGTTGAGCCGATTCCGGTATGTTCTGACACCGGATTTCAGCACTTACACCGATTTCCCGAAAGCTATCCAGATTTATAATCATTATCGCAAGCACTGGATCGGGGCGTACCTGCAAGAATATGGTTGCAAGGTGATTCCGACAATATCATGGAGCACACCGGATTCTTACGATTGGTGTTTTGATGGAGAACCAGAGGGCGGAACGGTGGCAGTATCTTCTGTTGGTTGCATGAATGGAAAGAAAAAGAAAGAACTGTTTCTTTCTGGTTACAATGCCATGATTGAGAAATTGCACCCAGAAAGCATTATCTTTTACGGGAAAATGCCGGAAGAGTGTAAAGGCAATATTGTCCGAATAAAATCATTCTCTGATAGATTTTCAAAAGCAATATGTGAAGGATAGGAGGGTATCATGTACGAAAAAACGGTGACGATTTTTGATTATTACGAATCAGCCACGACAGGAGATGCGTACTGGTATCCTCATGTTTTATCCGGCGTTGACCTCATTACGGATAAGGGAGCGATACTCAAAAAGTACGGACCAAATGTAACTGACAACGCACAGTTACACGTTCGATACACTGTCCAGAACGGCGATGCAACCATTACTGATAAAGACGGTAAGATTCTCCCATATGTGCCTCCTAAAGAGTGGAAACAGCAGATTAACAACGCTTTGGAAGATACTATCACATTCTCAGACGAATCGTTCTTCTGGGAGGGTGAGTGGACTGGCGGAACGGTATCTGATGGTGATTATCGGAGCGGATTCTATCAGTACATGAACGAGAATAAGGATAACGTATTCAAGATTACCAGTGTAGGCGGTCCATATACACTGATTCCGCATTTTGAGATTCTGGGTAAGTGATATGAGCAAAATTCATCATTTTAAAGGATTCTCCGTAGTTGATGGAGATATGAAAATCAAGTTGAATATGGATAGATTCTCCAGACAGTACCAAGAAGCCCAGTATCTCCTTGATGGAATGGTTATGGACAGTATGATAGAGTTTATGCCAATGATTTCGGGAGATTTTATTGACCGAACAAGAGCCAAAAGTACATCGATGCAAGGGACTGGATTTGTATGTGCGGCGGCAGAACCATATGGACGTTTTCTTTATTTTGGAAAAACCATGGTCGACCCCGCAACAGGTAGCACATGGGCAAGACACGATGCGGAAAAGGTTCTTGTGAGTCAGTATTCTGGCAAGACGAACGCAAAGGAGAATCTTCAATATACAAAATCACCGCATACTCAGGTACAAGCTGAATGGTTCGATGCCGCTAAACGAAAATACGGCAGTACATGGCTTCGCAAAGTAAAAGCACAGGCAGGAGGTGGCAGACATGGCAGATAAACCTATCGGAGTAGATGCAACCGGATATGACATTCTGACAGACGCCATGAAAGCACTTCTAAACCAGTATCCGGGACTACACGACAATGAAATAATCAAATTCGAGGAACTTGGCAAAGAATCGGGAATTGCGTTTTCAGCAGACAACGGGGCGCTGATCTATTCAGAAAAAGAAGATGTTTGTGGCGTAATGCATCAGGTATGCCAGTATCCATTTTATGTGGTATACCGAACAGCATCCGACAAGGAGAGGCAGAAATTATCTGTTCAGAAATTTTTGGATAATCTCGGTAAATGGATATGCAGAGAACCAGTTGTCATAAATGGCACTGAGACACGTTTAAATGCGTTTCCAGAGCTTTCGCAAGGGCGAGTGATAAAACGTATAACCCGTGGAAACTCCTACGGTACAGAGCCGCAGGAGAACGGCGTACAGGACTGGTTATTGCCATTGTCAGTACGCTACGAAAATACTTATGAAGTAATATAACAAGTAACAACCGGCTATCAATTGGAGATAGTCGCTAACCTACACAGCCTTTTAAAAGTTATAGGCAGAAAGGACATTTCTATGGCAGTTACAGGAAAAATTGACCGTAAATATATGGCTCATTACATTGATGCAGGTTCCCTCTGCGGAGGACTGACACCGAAATATGAGCGTCTTGGAAAGGATCTGGAAGAGTACAACATCGAACTCAACCCGGATACCGAAACATCTAAAAATATTCTTGGAGAATCCACATTTAAGCATAACGGCTATGAGGTATCTTCTGATGCCGATCCATTTTATGCAGATACCACTTCTGACCTATTCACGGCGTTACAGAAGATTGTAGACGGACGCCTCAAAGACGATAACCTCAAGACAAAAGCAGTTGAAGTCCATCTCTGGACGGAAGCCACAGCAGGCAAGTATGAAGCATATCAGCAGGATTGCTACGTTGTGCCGACATCCTACGGTGGAGACACATCTGGCTATCAGATTCCATTTACTGTCAACTATGTTGGCGAACGTGTAAAAGGAAAATTTGATATCAGTTCCGGTACATTCACAGCTGACAGTGAATAAGCACATACACAAGGAGGATATGCTAAATGGCAAAAGTAATTAATACCAAAATTGATGATGGAATTTTTACATTCACGTTTACCAACAACGAAGACGAAGTTTTTTCTTCTTTCAAGCTTAACCCGACTGATATCAATGTAGCAGCACGTGCGGAGGAACTGGGAGAGTACTTTGACCAGCTTAAAAATTCTATTCAAAAAGTCACATCTGGTAAGGAAGTGGCAGAACTGAACAAACAGATCGAAGACAAAATCAACTATCTGCTCGGATATGAAGCATCAAAAGACCTGTTCAAGGAGCCGATCACAGCGACTACTGTATTCGGCAATGGTCAGGTATTCGCCTACATCGTACTTGACAAGATCGCAGAAGCAATCGCACCGGAAATCGAAAAGAGAAAAAAGAAAATGCAGACGGCAGTCAATAAGTACGTGGAGAAATATACAAAATGACCGCCTATGAGCTTCCCACCTCACTGAACATAAGTGGGGTGGATTTTTCTATCAGAACGGATTTTCGAAAAATAATAGGCATATTAATCGCTCTTGGAAATCCGGATTTTAGCAATGAAGCGAAAGCAATAATTGCTGTTCAGATAATGTACGAAAAATGGTGGGAGATACCAGAAGAAAATTTAAGCGAAGCTCTTCAAAAAGCTTATGAGTTCATCGACTGCGGACAGTCTGACGATAATCCGAACCGCCCAAAACCCCGTTTGATGGACTGGGAACAGGACGGAGACATGATTGTACCGGCTGTAAACAAGGTTACTGGTAAAGAAATCAGATCAGTACCTTATATGCACTGGTGGACGTTCTTCGGATACTTCATGGAATCCGACGAATGCCTGTTCAACACGGTTGTTGGAATCCGTTCAAAAAAAGCAAAAGGCGAACGGCTTGAAAAATGGGAAAAGAAATTCTATCAGGAAAATAAGAACATTATTGATATAAAAACACGTCTCAGCGAAGAGGAGCAAGCGTACAAGGATGCGCTGAATGAGATGTTAAACCTCAAATAGTTAGGAGGTGAATGTATGGCTGCTGATGGCTCAGTCATTATTGATACCAGAATGGATACAACCGGTGTCCAAAATGGCGTATCAGCTATAAAACAGTCATTTAACGGCCTTGGAAGTGCTGTAAAAAAAATCGGTCTGTTAATTGGTGGGGCTTTTGCTGTTGGTAAATTGGTACAGTTTGGAAAAGAGTGCGTGGAACTTGGCTCTGACCTCGCAGAAGTGCAGAACGTGGTCGATGTTACATTTACCACCATGTCGGATAAGGTGAACGAATTCGCAAAGAATGCCATGACCTCAGCCGGACTGTCAGAAACCATGGCAAAAAGGTATGTCGGTACGTTCGGAGCAATGTCTAAGTCGTTCGGATTCTCAGAAGCACAGGCTTACGACATGTCAACGGCTCTAACACAGTTGACTGGTGATGTGGCATCATTCTACAACATCAGTCAGGACTTGGCTTATATCAAACTGAAATCAGTGTTTACGGGTGAAACGGAAACATTAAAAGATTTGGGCGTGGTAATGACCCAGTCGGCACTTGACCAATATGCACTTGCAAATGGCTACGGCAAGACCACATCTGCAATGACTGAACAGGAGAAAGTTGCTCTCCGCTTTGCTTTTGTGCAGGAACAGTTATCAGCCGCATCTGGTGACTTCATTCGTACTTCTGACAGCTGGGCGAACCAGGTGCGAGTGATGCAGTTGCAGTTGCAGTCCCTCAAGGCAACAGTCGGACAAGGGCTGATTAATATTTTTACACCTGTTCTGAAAGTAATCAATATTCTTCTCGGCAAACTGGCGACTCTGGCAAACGCATTTAAGTCATTCACGGAGCTTATTACTGGCAAGAAATCTTCCGGTCAAACGAGCGGAAGTGGAGCGGGTCTTGCCGGAACAGACGCGATCGCAGATACAGCGGACCAGTATGGACAGGCGGCAGATAATGCAGAGAAACTGGCAGATGCCACGAACGACAATGCAAAAGCAACAAAAAAAGCGAATAAGGAAACCAAAAACTATCTTTCGTCACTTGATGAAGTTCACAAAGTCACATCTACTGGCAGCAATTCATCTTCCACACCATCTTCATCTGGTGGAAGTGGTGGAGCAGGTAACAGTGGCCTTCCGAGTTCAGTTGGTAATGTGGACTACGGCAATCTCGCAGAAGGCGAAACCGCACTTGACAAGATTAGCGATTCCGCAAAGAAACTTGCTGACCTGCTCAAGAAACTCTGGAAACCATTCCAGGACGCATGGAAAAAAGAGGGTAAGAATACCATTAATGCAGCAAAAGTCGCACTTGATGGACTCAAAAAGCTCGCTGTAAGTGTAGGTAAAAGCCTTGTAGAGGTCTGGACAAATGGCACAGGCACAACGATGCTTACGACCATGCTGAGGATTGCTCAGAACGTGCTTAAAACTATCGGGAATATTGCATCCGGTTTTGCGGATGCGTGGAATAAGAACAATGTTGGAACGCAGATCATACAGAACATTGCAGACGCCCTTGTGGTGGTTATGCAGTTTGTTGAAAAAATCGCAGAGGATACAGCAACATGGGCGGCGAACTTGAACTTTTATCCGTTACTAGAATCCATCAGTAACCTGACCAGTACCTTTGCGCCAATTCTGGAATCTATCGGAAATGTTCTTGAATGGATTTATAACAATATTGTTCTCCCAATGCTGAAATGGCTGATTGAAACAGGAATTCCGACAGTGATTAACCTAGTGTCTGATTTGGCTGGATTCTTTGCAGATCATCAATCAATCATTGAAGCATTTGGCGCAGCTCTGATCGGAGCATTTGCGGCAGCGAAGATTGCAGGCTTAGCTTCGAGAATCGCAGGAAGTATAACGACAGTAGCAAGTTTCATTAAGGGTCTTATTGCACTCATGACCGGCTCTGGCGGCATTATTGGTGGAATCAAAGCCATTGCGACAGCTGTCGGACCGGGCGGAATTTTTATAGCAGCAGTAACAGCTTGCATTGCGATTGGTGTATTGCTGTACAAAAACTGGGACAAAATAAAAGAAGTTGCAGGTGCGGTATGGAGTTGGATTAAAGACAAAACCATAGCTTTCGTTGATGGAATAAAATCCAAACTAAGTGATTTGGCAGAAAAGATTGTTTCTATTTGGAATGGTATCAAATCAAGTGCAAAAGAAAAGTGGAGCGCTATATGGTCCACTATAAAAGAAGTTGTAAAGAGGATAGTTGATGGAATCGTTGATAAATTCAAAAGTGCAAGAGACAAGGTTATTGATACGTTCGAGGGTATTAAAAACAAAGTTAAAGAGATATTCAATAAAGTTATCGGTATCGTAAATGGCGCAATCGGTACGGTGAACGGCGCGATCAGTGGAATTGAATCTGCAATGTCATTTGGTCCGTGGGAAGTGCCTACACCATTCGGCTCTAAGACGATCGGATTTAGCGCAAGCTTTCCAAGAGTACCGACTATTCCATATCTGGCAAAAGGTGCAGTTATTCCACCAAGAAGCGAATTTCTGGCTGTCCTGGGCGACCAGAAACAGGGCAATAACATTGAAACACCAGAAGCGCTGCTCAGAAAGATTGTTCGCGAAGAATCCGGAAGCAATTCCGGTGGAGATTATCATTTTACTGCTCAGATTAACCGAAGAACAGTATTTGATGAAATTATCGAAGAAGCAAAGTTGAGACAGAATACAAGCGGCAGAAACCCGTTTGAACTGGCATAGGAGGTGGAAGCGTGGCAACTATTCCAAAAAGCATAACAGAACGATACAAAATGAATGGGGCTTCCATCTATCAGCCAGATAAAGATATGGGTTATAACCTTGAAACAACTTATTCAGAAGGTAGTAACCGCACGCAGTTCGGAAAAGCATTGCTGACTCCATTGTTTACAGTCGAACAGTATAGCTATGAAGCATCAAACGTTCCAGTCATAGAAGCAAACAAAATTCTCAAAATTATCGCAAAAGGAAAAACTTTCAATTTGTATCATTGGTCACTGTATCACATGGCATGGCGAACAGACCCGTTTTATGTCGGAAAAGCAAACCTAACTATTGGAGAAATTTCGCCAGACTTAAAATTTGTATCAAAAATATCTTTTAACATGCAGGGGGTGAATCCACTTGATTAATGTATCTGATACATTTAAGCAAAAACTACAGGACGGAGAAAGAGTCTGGCAGGAAGTGGAAATCACCTTTCCTGGCGGAACTGTAAAAACCGTAAAAGATGAAATTATGGGTGAAAACTGCACTTTTTCCGATTGTGCAGAAAGTAGCAGCTTTCCGATTGGCTGTGTTGTTTGTAAATCCATGACATTGGAGTTGGACAACACTTCCGATCAGTGGAAAAACTATAATTTCTACATGGCAAAAGTTCATGCGTATCTTAAAATGCAGACCTCTGTAGCAAGTCCGGCTACAACAGATGAATTGCTGGATGAAAACTATGAGCCAATTCTTGACCAGAGTAGCGGTACGATTCTGGCAACAAAAGCAGCGACAGAAGACAGAATCGAAACCATTGATAAAGGTATTTATACAATTACGACACCAGAACAATATGGCGAAATCCTTAGTTTTACCGCTTTGGACGATATGTATAAAACGAACGCAACTTATATATCTCATCTGGTTCTGCCACAGTCAATAGAGACTCTTGTCAGAGATGCGTGCGAGACTCTTGGCATTCCGTCAGAAGTCTCCATGACTCATGGAAATCTGATCGTGTCAGAGATTCCAGAAAATATGACATTTCGCCAGTTATTCGGATGGGCGGCAATGCTTGAGACTGCGAACGTCCGTCTGGATAACAGAGGATACTTGCAATTTATCAGATGGGATTTTTCCAATATACAAGAAGATTATGGTGCAATTGCGGATGCTGATGGAAACATTACGTTTAAAGGCGGCGCAAGTATTGACTCAGAAAGTTTTATCAGTCCGACAGGGAACTGGACAATTGATAGTGATGGATTCTTAACACTGATCGAATCAGCAGCTGACACATCCGAAAAGCTCAAAGACTTTTTTACAAGTCCAACCGTTTCTAGTGATGATATTGTGATTACTGGAATCAAGCTAAAAAATAGAGAAAATGAAGCCATGTACGGAAGCACAGGATATGTTCTTGAATTGGAGAACGACCTTGTTGCGGATTCGGACTTGGACACGGTAGCTGCTCAAATCGGTGATTCCATAATTGGAGCTAAATTCCGTAACATGTCGGGAGAACTTGTATATAACCCACTCATTGAGTTTGGAGATATGGCATATACTTATGATCGCAAATGGAACAAATATATAACTCCGCTGACGGACGTTTCTTGTTCCGTTAATGGAAAGACCACTGTAAAAACTCAAGCCGATGATCCGATCAGAGGAATGAGCAAGTTCCAGTCAGAATCCACTAAGGCAATTGTAGAGGCAAGGCGTCTTGTAAAAAAAGAAAAAACGGCCAGAGAAAAAGCAGTAGAGAAATTAGAAGAAACCTTAAAAAATTCTTCTGGATTATATGAAACATCAGTCACACAGGAAGATGGCAGTACTATCACATATCTGCATGACAAGCTTACACTCGCAGAATCAAAAAATGTAATTAAATTCACAGCAGAAGCCATTGGCGTATCCAATGATGGTGGCAAAACATATCCTTACGGTTTCTTTCTGACAGGCGATTTGATAGCAAAAATTCTGTACGCACATGGTATCAATGCTGATTATATTGACACAGGCGCACTGACTGTCAGAGATAGCGATGGAAACATAATCTTCCAGGTTGATATGGACACCAAAAAAGTAATCATCAGTGGTGATAATGTTGTAATTGGTGACAGTTCTTTGCCGGATAAACTGACAAAAATGGACAACAATATTGCGGATGCCAAGAATATGACATTCCAGCTGTCGAACGATATGCAGACGATCACATCTGACGCAGACGGCAACATTCCGGTATTTCCAACAGTGGCAACTACAGCGAAAGTTATGTACGGCTCGTCAGATATCACAAATGATTGTAGCTATACCATTACAAAATCAGACAGTGTAACTGGTTCGTGGGATGAATCCACTCATACATATACGGTTACTGGATTAAGTGCGGACGATGGCTGGGTAGACATTAAAGCGGTGTATCTAATCAATCTGGCAGTAGTAAAAAGATTCACAATTTCTAAACAGAAGCAAGGACTCGAAGGTGATAAAGGTATTCCAGGAAAAACACCGACCATTCGTTATGCGTCTATGCCGGATGGCACCGATATGTCGGATAATCCGAAGTATGTAAAATTACTTGACAGTGCCGGAAATATAATAAGCGATTCAACTGGTGACATTATTTATACAAGTGGTGAAGCATTTTATGTCGGATTCCTAAAAGAAAGTGCAGAAGTAGACAGTACGAATCCAAGTGACTATGAATGGTCACGGTACAAAGGAACTGACGGGCTGACTCAATACACTCATCTCGCTTATGCGAATAGTGCTGATGGAAAAACAGATTTCTCAGTCGATAATCCAAACCGTGAATATATCGGCATGTACGTGGACTTCGAAGAACAGGATTCCACTAACCCGGAAAAGTACGCATGGACATTGGTTAAGGGCGCAAACGGAGCACAGGGCGTGCCGGGGAAACCTGGAACCGATGGTAAAACGCCTTATTTCCATATTGCCTATGCGAACAGTGCGGATGGAAAGACTGAATTCTCAGTAGATAACAGTGTCGATAAGCTGTATATCGGTCAGTACACAGATTACTTACCAGATGATAGCACTGACCCAGCTAAGTATAGTTGGACAAAGATTAAAGGTAACGACGGTACTCCGGGAAGAACGTATTATCTGAGGGCCAACGCAGGAGTCCTGATGATGGGACAGGATAAGAAAATAACTCCTAATCCATTCAAGGTTCATGCGTATTACAGAGATGGACAGGGTGATGAAGCAACTTTTAAAACCTGGTGGGTAGTAGAATACAGCAAAAATTCCGGAAAAACATGGACAAAACTGGCCTTTAATGTACAGACCAGTGGAATAACTATTAATCTAGATAGCTATTCTCTTGGTGCTGACGGAATGATACGTGCAACAATTTATACGGATTCCGGAAGAACTAAAATCGCCGATCAGCAGACATGGCAGGTTGCTGTTGACGTTGGCATGCTTACGCAGGAGCAGATTGTTGAGATATTGTCCAATGACGGAGAATTTAAAGGTCTCTACTATCTGAATGGACATCTGTACATCAGTTTAGACGCATTGATGGGAAACGCCGCAATTCTAGGTGGAGCCAAAAACGGCAACGGATACCTAAAGATTAAAGATAAAAAAGGCACCGTGAAGGGACTGATAGATTACTCAGGCTACACTGCATTTACAAGCTATGAAGAAAATTCTACGCGCATGAAATATACAGGAATTTGTTTTTCAGATACTGGAATAAATCCTGTTAGTGCCGAAAAATACTTTAGCAGCACTGCGGACATTGAATACGTTGAAACGGCGTGGGGAATCGACTGGACTGCCGAAGAGCTTAATATTAGTGCAACAGAAGTATCGGCTGATACCGGTACATTTGGAGATTTAACTGTTACTAATTCTGCATCTTTTGCAAAATCGCCAAAGATAGAAAACATGGAGTATACGACATCATCAAATACTATTTGTTGGGATGGACGTACAGGATACAAACAGCTGATGCTGAAATCTTCATCTTCAAAGCGCTATAAAGACATTGGAAACGATATTTCAGAGCAAGAAATTGAAGAATGGTACAATATTGAACCACTTTGGGCGAAATATAAAGAGGGATATCTAGTTAAAGGGGACGAGAATGAAGGCAGATATATCCCGATGTTTATTGCCGAAGACGTAGAAGAATATTTTCCAGAAGCCACCAGACACGCAAATGGACTGGTCGAAGACTGGAACGAACGTATCATGATACCGGCTATGTTTGCGATGATTAAAAGCCAGAAAGAACAGCTTGACCGACAGGAGAAACTAATTAATCAGCTCTATAAAAAGCTCAATATAGAAAAGGAGAATTAATATGGCAAAATTTAATGAATACACAGTAAAGGCAACTCCAGAAGATGCAGATACCTTAATGCTCTATGATGCTGCATCAAAAACAAACAAACTTTCACCATTCAGCGGAATCTGGAACTGGATTGTTGGAAAACTGACCAATGCGGTCATCAGTAATTTGCAGACCAATAACAAGTCCGTGGTGGGGGCTTTAAATGAATTAAATAGTAAAACCTCAAAGCTTGCCTTGGAAGAAAACGTGACCAATATACAGGCTTTGATAAGCAAAGCTTCATCTGGCACGTGCATTCTGTTCCACCTCTCTGGTGCTAACTATGCAGGGAATGATCTTCCTATTGGTGAGAAATATAAATATGGATCTGGAATTATTTTTTACCGTAATTCAAATTCATGCAAAATCGTATTATTTCCGGAAGAAGTGAAGCCAGTCTGGAAAATGGCTAATTGGGCAAAATGGAAAGACTTCGCAAATAATATAGTCGATTAACAGTAGCTAATTCTTGGTCTTCCCATTTAGTTCATTAAAAATTTCATAAAAAGCTACCAATGGAGTGTGAAATCTGTACGCTATAGCCACCACAAATATGTTTCATGGAATCATGAAAGGAGTTGATAAAATATGGAAATTAAAGGAATTGACGTATCGTCTTTTCAAGGAAAACCGGATTGGGCAAAAGTATCGAATTCTGGAGTTAAGTTTGCAATATTAAGAATCTATCAGAAATCTGGAATTGATGCATCCTTTGAACACAACTACAAGGGCTGTAAATCCAATGGAATTCTTATCGGAGGATACAAATACAGTTACGCTTTAACACCGGCACAGGCGATTGACGAAGCTGAGAACGTAATTTCCGTTCTTGGTGGACGTGGACTGGACTTTCCAGTATTCTACGATCTGGAATGGGCACAGCAAAGAAGTCTCGGAAAACAGGCTATCGAGAATATTGCAGTAGCGTTTCTGACCAGAATCAAGAAAGCTGGTTATAAGGCCGGTATCTACTGTAATCTGGACTGGTATAATAACGTTCTGTCAGATGCTTTGAAGCAGTATGATTGTTGGATTGCTCGTTATCCGGCAAGCGACAATGGTTCTGTGCAGGAAAGATTGCGTCCGAATGTCGGTGTAGGCTGGCAGTATTCCCGTAAAGGAAAAGTTCCAGGAATCAGCGGAAATGTTGACATGGATGTGTTCTACAAGGACTATAGAGGAACGATGCAGAAATGAGGAACTAAAATGGTAAAAATCAGTAACTGCGGACATGATGAACACGGAAGATATGCAGGTGGGAAAGCAGGAGATCAGACTGGTACAGAATATCAGATTATGAACTGGTACAGCAGACCGTGGTTCTGTGTTCTAAGATTCAATGACGCTAAAATCGCAGCCATGATCGCAGACATGGCGACAAAAGCGGCACAGAACAATCTCATTGGGTACGATCAGGGTACTTCCGGAAACAGCAATGACCGGTATTCATTCTGGCAGCACTTAAAGGCAAGTAACTACGATCCAGCACAGATCACGGTAGCTTGCGAATCTGATTGCAGCGCAAGTACAGCAGCTATTGTCAAAGGGGCTGGGTATCGCTTAAATAATGCAAGGCTCAAAGCGGTCAGCATCTATCTGACGACACGGAACATGAGAGCTGCAATGAAGGCTGCCGGTGCGAAAGTACTGACGGATAGAAAGTATCTGACATCCGGTGACTATCTAAAGGCAGGAGATATCCTCCTGAATGATAACCACCACGTGGCTATCGCTGTTACCACTGGCGCAAAAGCAAGTACGCTTTCAACGCCAACTATTCTGTCTAAAACTCCGAAGTGGGTGGGAAAGGTAACTGCAAATACACTTAATGTCCGCACATGGGCAGGAACAGAGTATGCACAGCTTAAAAGCTATCCTACACTTGCAAAAGGCAATTTAGTTGATGTATGCGATACCATTAAAGCCAAAGATGGAGCATCTTGGTACTATATCCGCATTGCCGGAAAATATTTTGGATTTGTTTCTGCAAAATACATCAAAAAAGCATAAATTTAAGCCCCTTGGAAATTATTCCTTGGGGCTGTTTTTTACATATTGTATCAAATTCGTGTTGCATTTCGTGTTGCATAGTTCTTCTTTTTTATGCCAAAACTGGCAAAATAACATATTTTATGAGCTAATTTAAAATTGCTGTAAGCATTGAAAATACTTGATTTCTTGGCAATCCTAGTAAATACAAGTACTGCATAAAAAATGCGGATGACAGGACTTGAACCTGCAAGAAAAATCCTAATATACGCTATTTTTCAGCACTTTCTTTTTTCGTGTTGCATTTTGTGTTGCATAGCTTGGAAAAATAATCATTCCCAATTTCATTCATCTCTTTTTCTCGATCAACCAGAACGTGCCGATATACATTTTTTAATGTGGTATCATCCTCCCAACCGCCGCGCTGCATAATATATACATCTGGAATACCGAGTGAATGAAGTTCAGATGCACAATAATGACGTAAATCATGGAATCGAAAATGATGAATCTGATTGTCATCTAACAGATCTGAAAATCTGTCGGATATTTGCGATGGGTTCAAATTTGTTATTTTCCCATGTATTCCTTTTAATTTATCTGCAACAAAACCTGGATATGAAATGAATCTGTCACCAGCAAAAGATTTTGGTCTTTTGATAACCCAACCATGAGAATCATTCATAACCATAGCATATTCGACATGTACTATGTTCTGCTTGATATGATCAGAATTAAGCGCACAGATTTCTGACCGCCTCATCGGACCGAACGCTGCCAGAAGAACAGGTATCTCTAATTCACTACCTACAGTACATTCAATTACCTTTTTGACTTCGGCAGATGTAGGTACATAGATTTTCGGTCTTACCTTTTTAGGTAAGGAAGTTCTTAAGATGAAATCCGAACGATAAGTCTTCAAGACAGTAGAAAGAAAGCCATGCATATTGTACACAGTTTTTGGCGAATGAGTAAGTGCTTCACGATTCATTTCAGCTTGAACATCCTCTTGAGTGATTTCCATTATATTTAATGACATAAGTTTAGCCATGTCTCTTTTGACAGATCGCTTATATTCTCTAATAGTTCCAGGGGATAAAACACCTGTTCTGCTTTCTATGTATTTATTACATGCCTCTTTTAATGTCATATCTTCTGGTGGAACATATCGCGCAGTCAATACTTCACTTTCTTTTTTTGCTGCCCATTCGGCAGCCATTTGCTCACAGATTCGCTTCCCTTTTTTGCTAGGATCTGAACATGTAAAAGATTTATAAACCCTTTTCTTTTTGATAGTCCCGTCTGATAACGGGATTTCTTCGATGTGACTGAATACCTGACATCTCCATGAGCCAGATGGCAGTTTTTTTGCAGTTGCCATTTCTTTTCCTCCTTATTAACCGAACAAACTTTCTGACTTGTCCGAACACACCGAAGATGATACAATATGACTTGTCAGGCGATACGTTTCACTTCGTTATGCTTTGCGGAACGTAAAAATATTTTTCTTTTTTTTAAAAACCGGTTCCCGTTGGTAGCAGGAGCCGGTTCTTTTTATAAAAGTTCTGATTTTTTCTGGTCAAATTCTTCTTGAGTAATAATACCGCTATCTAAAAGCTCTTTGTAATCCTTCAGTAGTTCAACGGATGTTTTCTGATTTCGAACATTTTCAACAGCATCAGAGCTTTTGGAAATATTGAAACTCTTTAACTGCATATCTATATTTGAACTACAGCGGAATCCAATAATATTTATTTGATTGGTTTCGATATTCCGCATTTTCATAGATGCATAAGAATCCACTTCAATGTTATCACTTGTTGTGGTAGCAGTTCCAGTAGTAGTGGAATTATTCTTTCCTTTAGTTTTCTTTCCGGTTCCAACAGCTGCACCGACAGCTGCACCGACAACAGGGTTTCCAAGCGTGACAGCTGTAGCAGCCGTACCAATAACAGCACCAGCTAATCTTCCTTTTCGTTTTGTTTTTTCTTTACTTTTCCCTTTAGTGTGAGATGTTGTAGTTGTCTTTTCTACTGTTCTGTATTCCGACCCGTTCCATTCATAGTCGAAAAGTTCATATTTGGTTGGAGCATCTGACACTGTAACAGATCCATCTTTCCATTGCTTCAAATCAAATCTTGTGTGTTTGGAACCAAGCTCAAAATCCTCCTTACCGGATATAACTCTCAGATTCAATACTCGAACAGGTTTTTCTACAACCGCCGGCTGGGTTGCTACGGAATTATTTGATATTGCAGGTTTTTGAACCTTATTTTTAATAGACAGCAAAAGTGCAAAAATAAGATACAAAACAGCAATTCCAAATGTCTCAAGTACAACAACGACCATAATATTGTCCGATGAAAGATCGTTTGAACTCATCAAAGCCACAATCATCAGCACAATGAATGCAGTCCAAATAATCATCAACACATTTCGTATCTTTTTCATAGTTTCCCCCTTTGACACGATTACTCAAAATTTTCGATATAATTCTTATATAGATTCCTTATTTTTGCAGCCTCCCTCTGCCTGATCGGAACGATATCCCCTGATATCATTTCGAAATGATCTGACGCATCTTTGATTTCATCCATGTTTACGATGTAGCTCTGATGACAACGGAGAAATCTTCCGTCAAGGCGAGGCTCTATATCTGACAGCTTTCCACGTACTACATGTATGATACCGCAGGTACAGTGGACAAGAATTGATTTATTTCGGCTTTCTATGTATTCGATGTGACGGAATTCTACCCGATGGAAGTGATCTCGGTTTTTGATAGTCAAGGCTTTCTCACGGATATCTTCCAATGTGTGTGCTACGACAGAATACATGCGTCCATGCTCAGAGCCTTTGATGATGTAATGCACTGGCAAGACGTCCAATGCGTCAAATACATAGTTTTTGTATGCTGTCCAGAAGGCAATGTTGCCATTATATCCATTTTTCCTGAGCTGTCTTGCAACATTTATGCCATTCTCATTATCAAGGACCACATCCAACACGACTATATCGTACCATTGACCGTCTGCTATATCATCAATCAGCGGCTTTCCACTACTATAAGTGTTTAGCGTGTAACTCTTGTCTCCGCGCTTTTTCAAAAACTCATCAATATGAGCCTTAAAAAAATCAATCTGTAAAGAATTATCGTCACAAATCGCAATTTTCATGCAAATCAGTCCTTTAAATTGTCATTTTCGCCATTTGCGTTAAATAAGAATTCTATATGTTATAGTTGATTATAGCATCATGCAATATAGTTGTAAATAGACGTTTGTAGGTGATTTTAGAATGAAAAGAGTCAAAAAAGTACTAATTTTGATATCGGTTATAGTTTTTGTCAATTATATAATCCATCTTCCAATGTGCGTGGATGATTATGTACACAAGGATTCTGACATATACTCTGCTCAACACATGTGCAGGCATTCGACCTTGACCAGGAACGCGAAGGGAATTTTGAAAACAGACGGTATTATAGAAACAATAAAAATTCCACTCAAAGCGAACTTCCTTTTTGCAAAAGTAAAAATTATATTCGATATTACGAATGTTCCGGTCTATCATTGGCAACTAGCGAGGGGTGATTTGTCCGCCGATGCCACTTTATCGTACCAAAGATAATGCAATGTAAAAGAGAGCAAGTGTTTTTGTGCGGTAGGAGGTATAATATGGATTACAAGAAAGAAATTATTGAAATGATAGAGAATACTGAAAATGAGGGCAAATTAAAATTTGTCTATACAATTCTTATTAAATATCTAAAATCAAAGAAGCAAGGGGATTAACCCTTGCTCCTTTTGTTTAGTGATGAAACTATTTGTTTTATTGCTTTCTTATCTTCTTTATCGAGTGCTTTGTATTCCTCGATAAAATCTAAGATGTCAGGTTCCGACATAAGATTTCCAATTATGGTTGCATAATCGTCATCGCTTTTAGAACCCATGAGGTATGTTGGTGTTACTTCCAGAACACCGCATAGAAGTTCAATAGTGTCCATATCTGGCTTACACTTATCTTTTTCCCAGTCACTAATTGAATTGTGCTTTGCATTGATTTTTTCTGCAAGTTGTTTCTGGGTCAGCTTCTTTGCCGTTCTGGCTTGTTTGATTTTCTCACCAAATGTCATTATCGTTTCCTCCCTTCATAGCTAATAATAATATAGAAATTTCGAACTGTCAATAAAATAATTTCGATTTCCTCGAAATTTCTTCTTGACATTCGAGTAATTCGAAGTTATACTGTAATTGTTCGATAGGAACGAAATTAAATAGAAAGGAGAAATGAAGAATGTGCGTTGGTAAAAAGATTAAGTCGTACCTTGAAAACAACGGTATAACGCAGACATTTGTCGCCAACAAAACTGGCATTCCTGTTCAGAAACTCAATCTTTCTCTCAATGGAAATCGCAGATTAGATTTCGATGAATACGAATTAATTTGTGGGGCGTTATCTGTTGGAACAGACAAGTTTCTTGAACCAAAGTTACCGGAATAGAAAGGAGCAAATTTTATGAGCAACAAGAAAAAAAAGAAAAAGGTTTCCAAGATGGTGCGAACATCAAAGAAACCTATTTCCTTAACATGTTTGATTAATAAGAAACCTATTTGCCAGATGGATATTTTTCGTTGAATGCTTCTAATGCGGATTCATAAGCATTTATGTATTCTTCGAAATAATCGACGGTTACATGAGTTTTGCCAGCATCAACTTGAGATTGACGTTTTAAATGGCAAACATCAGTGCAAATTACAATGGCTAAATCATGTGCGCGTTTTTCATTATCCGTCATTATTACACCTCCTTTCCAAAGGAGAGTATAACACAAAATCCAAAAAACGAAACAAAGAAACTGTGCATTCACAGTAATTAAGGAGGATAAAGAAAATGAAGAAATTTGAATTAACATCAGAAACCAAAATTAACATTTTCGGAAAGAAACTTTTCCGAATCAAAGCACTCATTTCATTTGCGGATGTAGAAGCCGGAGAAACTGGCGGATGGGTAGAAAAAGAAGGAAATGTAAACCAGTCCGGCAATGCATGGGTGTCCGGCGATGCAATTGTGTACGGCAATGCAAAGGTGTCCGGCAATGCATGGGTGTCCGGCGATGCAATTGTGTACGGCAATGCAATGGTGTCCGGCAATGCATGGGTGTACGGCGATGCAAAGGTGTACGGCAATGCAGAGGTGTCCGGCGATGCAAAGGTGTACGGCAATGCAAAGGTGTCCGGCGATGCAATTGTGTACGGCAATGCAATGGTGTCCGGCAATGCATGGGTGTCCGGCGATGCAATTGTGTACGGCAATGCAGAGGTGTCCGGCGATGCAAAGGTGTACGGCAATGCAGAGGTGTCCGGCGATGCAATTGTGTACGGCGATGCAAAGGTGTACGGCGATGCAAAGGTGTACGGCGATGCAGATTACACAACTATTCATGGATTTGGTGCTCAATTCCGTACCACTACGTTTTTTAGATGCAAAGATAAAAAGGTCAGAGTTGCATGCGGATGCTTCTTTGGGACTATTCCGGAATTCCGTGAACAGGTTAAAAATACAAGAAAAGGGAAAATTGCAGAAGAGTATCTGATGATTGCTGACCTTATGGAAAATCATTTTGAAAAATAAAGTGCTCCGAAGGAGAGCTGAAACCTCTCGCCTCGGAGCTGTAAACCACTAACCACACTAGCGGATTACAGGATAATCATATCATTTCTTCCTGTATTTCGCAAGAGAACAGGAGGATTTTTTATGAAGAAAACCGAGGATAAAAAAGTGACAAATTTTGAAGAGTTAGAAACTTTCTATGCAGTTGAAGTTGTAAGAGAGGCGAAAAAGCAGGCTCACAAATGGTTCTGTGCATGGATTGTAACCATGATTGCATTAATTTTTTCAAACGCTGCATGGATGTTTATTAAGTAAGAAAGGAGGAAAGACTGTGGCAATCAGATATACCACAGAGCAAAAGAAATACATCCTTTTAAAAGGCAATATTGCAAAAAGGATGGAGGCCGAGCGAGTAAGTGATGCTCAGATGGCAGCAGTAACAGGAATGGCTGAAAACACTTTCCGTAAAAAGCGAAATAAGCCGGAAACATTCACGTATCCGGAACTGCGGCATATTTTTATTCGATTGAACTTCCCTAACGAGGAAATATTGGAGGCTTTGACATGAAAGATTGGATAGACTCCATTCTGATTGGAGGGATAGCAACGTATCTTCCGTTCTGGACCTGGGACAACAGTCGTGACCAGATCATGGGAGCGTTGGGACTGATCGGAGCTGTGTACATAGCAAGGACGTGGAAAGAATGGACATGCTAGACATGCCAACTAAAAAAGGATCCTCAGAGCTGCAACTCAAATAAGGATCCAAGACAATATATTTCTTCTCCATTGTAGAAGGAAAGAAACCAAAAGTCAATACAAGGAGGAAATTATGAACGAAGAGAAAATCAGAGAAATATTTGATTTGTGTCTGAGAGTTTCAAGTGAAACAACGGCGCATGTGAATTTTGACTATACGGCGTATAACGACATATCCAGAGTTTATATTTATGTATTTAATTATGCAGGGGAGATCGTAAAGCATTTTTCATTGTGCCAGTTTTACGACTTTGAGTCCGAATCTCAGAATTACGAAAATGCAAAGAAATGTCTTCTGGAACTGCTTATCAATGGGAGGTGTCCGTTAAATGAATCTTGAAGAATTAAGGCTTCTTCCAAAATGGGATATGGTACTTGCAGTGAATGTCCTCTTGGAGGAACTGAACAAGCGAAATGTGCCTATTGTTGATTGGGAAAATCCAGATATGTTTGTGGATCATCTCGAATATCACGCCGCTGATTCTATTCAGAACGGTAAGACGGTTCCGGGCATGGGTGATAAGTCAGACGCAATCTATTGTTTTTTTAAGCAGTTAAAGGAGCCAGTCTATGAACGAAAGAATACAGGAAGTCTTGAGACTGATTGATGTTCAGCTCGCACTTGCTCCAGACAATCCAATAGAGGAACAGTACAAGGCAAGGACGTTGGCGAGTTACACGCAAGCACTAAATGGGCTTTTAGCGGCTCAGAAATCATGTAAGGAGGAAAACAATGAGTGATTTTGAAATCCGTATTCCGGCAAGAAAGAAGCAGCCGGCAACTGATAAGGATAACCCGGTTGTGAAAGTATCAGCAGGTGCATACAACGCACTGGTTGAAATCTATAACGAATCAACCTTATCAATGAAAGATATCGCAAGTTTGCTGATCGTTGAGGGCAGTAAGCATGTAGTTTATGACAAGGAGGAATAACAATGGCAACACCAGTATTGATTATTGGAAAATCTGGTTCCGGTAAAAGTACTAGTCTTAGAAACTGCCAGAATGAACACTGGAATCTTATTAGAGTATTAAATAAGCCACTTCCGTTTAAAGGAAAGATTGACGGATGGTTTACAGATGATTACCAGCAGGTAATGAAGTGCCTGATTGCATCAAAAGCGGAGTCAATTGTGATTGACGATGCAGGTTATCTTATCACGAATCATTTTATGAAAGGACACGCTTCTGCCGGAAAAGGCAATGCGGTGTTCGCTCTGTACAATGATATTGGAGACTATTTCTGGAATCTTATCCAGTTCATTGTAACAAAAGTACCGCAGAATAAAATTGTTTACCTTATGATGCATGAAGAAAAAGATGATTCCGGGGAAGTAAAACCTAAGACAATTGGTAAGCTTCTGGACGAAAAAGTTTGCATCGAGGGTATGTTTACCATCGTTCTTCGCTGCATCGAAGAGAGTGGAAAACACTTATTTGTCACTCAGTCCAGTCAGGGAGCGGTAAGCAAGTCTCCGATCGGAATGTTTGACAGTTTGACTATTGATAATGACCTTGCAGAGGTGGATAAGGTTATCAGAGACTACTACGAATTAGGAGGAATTGAAGATGGTGGAAGTAACTAACTATTGTTTTAAATACGCAATAGAATTAAATACTATCATCGATGAATACAAAGGTGAATGTTCTTTTGATCATTTGATTAAAGTCGAACCAAAAAGCTATTCAAATTTAAGCTCTATATTTTCAAAAATTAATAATTCCGTTCACTATGTGCTGGAAAAATATGGAGACGTAAGAGAATGTCATTTGTTTTATCTCCCGGCATTTATGGGTGATACGTATAATTCGTCACTTATCAACATTGTAAAAGCAGACAATAATGGAACGACAATCGTATTTTGTGATAATAAAGAAATCGTTCCGTCAGATTGCATCGAAAAAATAATTTGTTTTGAGGAGGAATCAAAATGTTAAAACCACAGAATTATGACACAACACAGGCAGCAGGAGAATTTGAACCAATTAAGCTTGGCGGTCACAAAATGGTGATTAAACAGGTGTCTGAACGTCAGTCTCAGGGTGGACTGAATATGATTGTTATCCTGTTTGATTTTGCAGATGGAGACGAGCAGGCAGGTTACTTTATGAAGCAGTTTGAGAACGATATTCGTCCAGACAAGAAATACCCGAATTCCGGTACAAACTACATGGTTATTGACGAGAGTGTAGATTATGGTGTTCGTAATCTCAAAACATTCATTACATGTGTAGAAAAGTCAAATCCGGGATTTGCTGTTAAGTGGGGCGATAACTTCGGACAGCAGTTTAAAGGCAAGCTGATCGGTGGCATCTTCCGTCTGGAGAAAGACTGGTACGACAATAAAGAAGTGAAACGCCACAAGCTTGCATGGTTCCGCAGTATTGAAGGAATCAAAGATGCAGATATCCCAGAAGAGCGTACCACAAAAGCCTATGACGATCATCTGAAAGAAGAAGCTATCATGGGAGCGAACCCGTCAGGTACAGACTTTATGAGTATTCCAGATGGAATTGACGAAGAACTTCCATTTAATTAAAAGGATGTGTTTTTAATGGTTATACAAGTGGACACAAGGGAACATAAATCAGAATGGGAACGGATTCAGAGTCAGTTTGATAGCCTTGGAGTGCAGTATTTTCGCTCGAAACTGTATTGCGGTGATTATCAATCGCTTGACAATGCAAAACTCTGTATTGACCGTAAAAAGGATTTGCAAGAGCTTTGTGGAAATGTCTGCCAGCAGCATGAAAGATTCAAAGCAGAGCTTATCAGAGCGCGTGAAGCAGGTATTCAGTTGATTATTCTGTGTGAACATGGACCAGATATTAAATCAGTTGGTGATGTATATTTCTGGGAGAATCCCCGAAAACATAAAGTTATCTGGAAAACGGTAAACGGTAAGAGAGTAAAGACTGTAATTTCTGAAAAGGCTGTTGATGGCTGTCAGTTATATAAATCTCTCTGCACAATCAGAGATAGATATGGAGTTCGATTTGAATTCTGTACAAAAGAAGAAACCGGACGTCAGATTGTGGAGCTACTATCGTATGGACAAAGAAACAATTAAACAGCAGAACAGCATGAGAGATGTTCTTTCCAGATACGGAATGATTCCGAACAGAGCTGGCTTTATCAGTTGCCCATTTCATCCCAGTGACCGTACTGCTTCATTGAAAATTTACAAAGACAGCTACTATTGCTTCGGATGTGGCGCGTCAGGAGATATTTTTACTTTCGTTCAGAATATGGATAATTGCGATTTTAAGACAGCATTTCAGATTCTTGGTGGAACATACCATAAACCTGATTTTTCGTCCAGAATGGCAATATATCACGCTCAGAAGCAAAAAGAAATGAGAGAGAAAGCAGAACGGAAGAAGAATGAAGAATTGCAGGAATGTTTGTCCGATATTGATTTTTACAGGTCTATTCTTGACAGAGTAAGGCCATTATCAGATGGATGGTGTGAAGCATGGAACAAATTACAGCTTGCATTATATAAGCATGGATTCATAGCAGGACTGGAAGAAGGTGATTAATACGTGGAAATGATAAACAAGCTCACGAAGGATTCTATTCTGGACGAAGAAGTGTTTGACGAGATATTCAGCCAGGAAGACGAGATATACAAGGCACGTCTTACACTGACTCTTCTGGATAGGGCCAAGGAGCTTGGCGTAAAGAAAAAATTCGAAGATTTGCTTAAAGCATACACTAAAGTACAGAAGCAGATGATCGAGAAAGAGAAAAGCAATAGGACGTTGTCTATGCTGGACCAGTGGACTGATTTCTCTGATTGTGAATATGACAGAATGAAGTGCCTTAACTGGATAGCAGACGATGATGGAATCAGAATATCAAACACTAATCCAGGATCGCCGGACATCATAGCTTGTTATCACCCTATTCTTCCAATCGAACGAATGAAGAATCTGGAGACCGGTGAAGAGCAGATAAAGTTAATCTATAAGAGGAATAATAAGTGGTCAGAGGTTATTGTACCGAAAACCATGGTTGCATCAGCCAGTAAAATTGTAGGCTTGTCTGCGCTTGGAATTTCAGTAACATCTGAGAATGCGAAGTTTCTTGTGCGGTATCTGTCAGATGTCGAGAATGCAAATGACGATTATATCAACATTCAGTATTCATCCAGCAAAATCGGGTGGATCAGGGACTATTTTCTTCCTTATGACAAAGACATTGTATTCGATGGAGATATGCGGTTCCGACAACTGTATGAAAGTATCAGTGTAGGCGGCAGCAGAACAGAATGGTATGAACATGTAAAAAATGTTCGTGCTACTGGAAGAATAGAACCGAAAATTATGTTGGCTGCAAGTTTTGCTAGTATTCTGATTAAGCTTGTTGGCGCACTTCCGTTCTTTGTAGACCTCTGGGGAGAAACTGAGGGTGGCAAGACTGTGACGCTTATGTTAGGAGCTTCCGTCTGGGCAAATCCGGGAGAATCTAGGTATATAGGAGACTTCAAGACAACCGATGTGGCCCTGGAAGCAAAATCCGATATGCTCAACAACTTACCGCTGATCCTGGATGATACTTCCAAAGTATCGGCTAAAATCCGGGATAATTTCGAAGGAATTGTATATGACCTGTGTTCTGGAAAAGGAAAGAGCCGTTCCAACAAGGAGCTGGGTGTTAATCGGGAGAACCGCTGGCAGAACTGCATTCTGACCAACGGTGAACGTCCACTGGCCGGGTATGTCAGCCAGGGCGGAGCAATTAACCGAATTATTGAGGTTGAGTGTTCTGAGAAAATATTTGACGATCCGCAGCTTACCGCAGATACCCTTAAAAAGAACTATGGGTACGCAGGAATCGATTTTGTAAATGTAGTTAAGGAAATGTCCATTGACGATATAAAATCCATGCAGAAGCATTTTCAGAGCCTTATACAGGATGATGATAAAATGCAGAAGCAGAGTATATCAATGAGCATCATCTTGACAGCAGATAAAATCGCAACAGATCAGCTGTTCCATGATGGCCAGTACATTGACATTGAGACGGCTAAGAATCTTCTGACAGAGAAAGAAAGGGTATCTGAAAATGAACGTGCCTACTGGTTTGTACTTGATAAGATTGCCATGAACGGAATTAAATTTAACGATAACCCAGATATCAAAACAGAAAGATGGGGAATTATTGACAATGACCCGGTAGAAAAAACGTCAACGGCAATAATCTATAGCGCAGCGTTTGATGATTTATGTAAAATCGGAAGATTCTCCAGAAAAGCATTTTTATCATGGGCTGTTAAGAAGGGGCTTGTAGAAACCGACAGCAGAGGTTATCCGACCAAGGCGAAGAAACTGGACGGAATTGTTACAAAATGTGTGTTCTTGAAAATTGTGGATGAAATTCCAAAAGGATTTGTTAATTGTAATGATGATTTTGAGATTACAGACGATATTGTGTTTGATTAACAAACAATTCGTTCAAAAGGTAACCGGGTAACCTAGGTAACCTTTGATTCTGCATATATATATTTGAGTATTTATATGCACATATTGAGTATAAAAGTTTCCATATATGAGAAATTCAGGGTTACTCGGTTACTCGGTTACCTGCCAGTAAAATCAAGGGTTTGCGGATTTTTGAACGGTTACGTTTCGGTTACTGACGGTTACTCATAAAGAAGGTGAATAATGAAAGTAGAAGCTAAAGATATTCCGATCATGCATAAGTTCATGCCAGAGTTCTGGAAGGCGATAAAAGAATTTTACGATGTTAAAAATAATGATGAATATTTTGATGCATTACATAAAAAAATCGAGGATTTATATGAAATCTATCCAGACAGTTTGGCAAGGTATCTGTCTTTGGCCTTTTACAAATGGGCTGAGGATGTGTCAACAGGGAAATGCAAAATATAAGAAACATGGAAAAGAATGTCGTATAAGCACAGCAATGGAAATGCAAGGAGTGGAGTGGCATTGAATGTGCTATGGAGAAGCGCATCAACGAAGTGAATTGAAATGCAAAGGCACAGCCTTGTGAGGAAACGCAAAGGAGTTGCTACGAAAGGTTCTGAAACGATATGCATAGCTACGGCATAGCTGGGCAGCGAAAAGATGGGAAAAGCGGGGCAAAGGCGCTGAACGGAAAAGCTACGGCGTAGAAATGTAATGATTAGATAAGAATAGCTACGAAATGGCGGGGAACAGCAACGATGTGCTACGGAATGAGAAGTTAAGGGACCGCAGAGGAACGGCGGCGATGCGCTGGGCAGGGAATAACCGTGGTGGAATGAGCTAAGGCAGAGAGTAGCACGGCAATGTAAGAAAACTATAAAAATTACAAGGAGAATAGCAGAATGAAAGAATTAAAAGTAAGATTGACATTTTTGGAAGAAATTTTAGGAACAGCAAGCGCAGACCCGGAAATCCACGAAACATTTATTGCTTCGAATGCACCAGACGCACCAACAAGAAAAGAAGAGATTGAAGCAATCGGAATTGAAGAAGTGATTGAGAAATCCATGACCGTATTCCCGAGAGATAACGGTGTACCAATTTACTGGGATTACCAGATTAAGGGCTTTTTCAAAGATGCTTGTGGAATGATGAGAAAGGTAACTGGTTCAAAATCTTCAAAAATTAAGGCTTACAAAAAAGAAATTGACGGTCTAATTTTCGTTGAAGAACGCAAAATTCCAATTCATTTTGAAGGTGAAATAGGAACTTGCCAGAGGCCACTGAGAGGACAAACACCGCAGGGTGAAAGAATTGCACTGGCAAATAGTGAGACAATACCTGCCGGAAGTTGGATTGAGTTCACAATCAAGTGCTTATGCGAAAGCCATGAAGCAGCAGTCAGAGAATGGCTTGACTATGGAGAACTGAGAGGCATCGGACAGTGGCGTAATTCAGGTAAGGGCCGCTTCAAATGGGAAGAAATATAAAAGCATGACAGGAGTGATAGAAATGCCATATAACACAGCAAGAAAGTACTATGAGGGTATCCAGACAAGGAAAGACATATATCTGTACATCATAAGATACTTGAAAGAACACAATTATCCGCCAAGCATTCCAGAAATCACAACAGGTCTGAGCATATCTAACCATACCGTGCAGAATCATTTCGGCGAATTACTGGAAAGTGGCTTACTTGCGACAGACAACCCCGGCACGCCACGAGCGTACCGAGTGACAGGATACAAGTTCAGAAAAGTGAAGGAAAAATGAGTAGCAAATTAAAAGTCAAGAAAAAGACCAGATTTCCTGTTCAGACTTCTAATCAGGCAGCTCAGGCGTTCGGACGGGCTATGCAGAACTGTCAGAGCCAGCTTAAAGGCATAGAACAGAAAGCCTATGAAGATGGTTTTGCTGTTGGCGAGGATTGGAGCAATACGATCAACACGGTCACAACCATGATGGCTCTAAGACGTTTATATGGCTTTTCTACGAAGCGTTTGCTTGATGTGATAAGAACTGCCAATGAGTACGTTGAAATGGCAAATAGAGGTGAAATGAGCGTTCTGAACATGATACAGGACATTGAAAAGAACACAGATGTAAGATTTGACGAGATGAATAAGAATCTGGTCAAGAAGATGGGAGTATAGAATGGATTTAGAGCAAAAATCAATTGAGAGAATTCGACTTGCATCTGATCTCTCGTTGAAACATTATGGAAAGCCACTTGTATGTGAGTATTCTGGCGGAAAGGATTCGGATGTACTTCTGAGACTGTTCAGAATGTCTGGAATCCCGTTTGAGGTTCATAATTCGCATACCACTGTTGATGCACCACAGACAGTAAGACATATCAAGAATGTGTTTTCTGAATTGGTAGATAAAGGCATCAAATGCGAGATTGACTATCATGTACAGGAAAACGGAAAACGTCTTACAATGTGGAATCTTATCCCCAGAAAGTTAATGCCACCTACCAGAATCGTTCGGTATTGTTGTTCAGAACTGAAAGAAGGCGGGAATCCCAACAGAATGATTGCAACAGGTGTTAGATGGTCTGAAAGCAGTAAGAGAAGCAACAGAAGCCCATTTGAAGTACTAGGACAGACAGCAAACAAAAGCATCGGTGTTTCTGATGAGAAAATGCTTGTCACCGACAATGACAACACCAGAAGGTTGTTTGAAAATTGCCAGATGAAAGCAAAAACAGTAGTCAATCCAATAATCGACTGGACAGATCAGAATATCTGGCAGTTCATTGGTGAGAAAGACGTTCAGGTATGTGAGCTGTATCAATGCGGATATGATCGGTTAGGCTGTTTGGGCTGTCCACTTGCATCAAAGAAGCAGAGGAAAAAGGAAATGTATGATTTTCCAAAGTACAAGCAAGCCTACATTCGTTCCTTTGACAGAATGCTTCAGGAGCGAAAGCTGCGCGGAAAAGATACAAAGTGGAGTTGTGGAGAAGAAGTTTATCTATGGTGGATGCAAGACAACAATGTAGTTGGTCAGATGGAATTATCTGATTTTATTGAGTATTAAAATCATGTGCCAACTGCACAATAGCGTGTCAGTTGCTTACATTAGCAAAAGGAGAATGAGGATGAAGCAGAAAACACCGGAACAGGAATTAGAGTTGTTAAGAGAAAGCCTATTATATGAGCGTGCTATCTGGGAACGCATCAACGAAAATGGCTGTAACGATCCATTTTGGGCAGATGGATGTAATATGAATCTAACAAGAAATCATATTCTTTCATACAGAAATGAGATTGTAAATTGTTGTGAGAAACATAATCTTCCACTTCCAGAAGAATATTTTCTAAAAGTACCGCCTGAAGTTGACGATGATTATATGGCAAACTTTGACCAGGAAGCTCGTGTGAATAGATTGAAACAGCAGGGCGATACATTAAGCCGGAAGAAAAAGAAGTTTATTGATGATGGACAGATGGAGTTTTGTTGATTAGCCATGTAGTTGCTTACATGGGGAAAGTGAGGACACAAAATGAAATTCAAAAGCAATGCTAAGTACGAAGAAAAACTCGAAACCGGGAGTGTTTTTACACTGAAAAACAATTCTTTAGGAATCACTATTCACAAATATTTCGGTTGCGGAAATGCGCTATTTCTCAATAGCGAGGCACTGAACATTGATAACTATGATCTTGAAACAGAAGATTTTGACGAAGCTGTCAGCAGAACAAAAGAAGTTGTCATGCGTGAAGTTAAGAAAATCAGAGAAGATGCATACAAATTCTGTTCAGACAGCAACATTGAATTTGACAGATATTAGGAGGATGCAAAATGTTAATTAGAAGCCAGGATAAAAGAATGATTGTAAATTTCGACAATATTTGCACAGTATCAGCATTTCCTGAAAAGGATAGTGAGGATATCTATGTCGAAGATGGCACAGGATCGCTCATGGTCGGAAGATATTCCACCAAAGTAAAAGCCATGAAGGTACTGGATATGATTCAGGAAGCATACATGGATTACAAATCTGGTGAAATTATTAGCAATGGACTGGCAGGATCAGCATACACAGGAAGCTATAATACAAAAGAAAGCGTGGCGCATGGAATTGCTGTATTAAAAGGCTATGGAAATGAGATAAGAAAATCAATCCTGTTTCAGATGCCAGAAGACGGGAGCGTGGAAGCATGAAGTACAGAAAGAAGCCAGTTATAATTGATGCGCTTCAGTGGACTGGTACAAATAAGCGAGAAATGTTCGATTTCATGACAAATGGCAATTGCCCAGAGGAGTATATGGTATCTGATTTCCCGATTGTATCTGATAACTTCTATATCGACAAATGGAAGGTTCCGGGTGGATTGGTTATTAAGACACTTGAGGGCGAACATCTGGCGAATATTGGTGATTATATTATCAGAGGTGTCCACGGTGAATTTTATCCGTGTAAACCAGATATATTCAGAGAAACTTATGAGGAGGTGGAAGCGTGAAGTATAAATGCGTGAAAGCATTCACGTTAGATACATACGATGGTGATGGATTTTACGTTGACGGATACATGGAAATTGAGGTAGGCGAAATTTATGAAGTTGGAAATGAAAAAATAATTGATGGAGAAATTCATCTTGACGGAGTAAATGTTAACAGATGGATTGAAATATCAAAAGAAACTTTAGAAAAGTGTTTTGTAGAGGTAGAAGTATGAGCCATATCAAAGACAGATTAAAGCAGTACAAGGATAAATATTCGGACTGCTACAAATACGCTGGGGTATATGTCAAAGTTATTCAAGATATGATCGAGCAGCTTCAAGACGATATAGAACAGGACGAGAAAGAAAATGGTTGGATTCCTGTTAGTGAGAGATTACCAGAAACAGATGATTATATTCTTCTCTCTTTTGCGAATTACTCAATCCCAATAATCGGAAGATGTGAAAGAGATAAAGATGGCAACGGCATTTTTTACGCCGGTGACGATTTAATATCTTGTTTAGGTAATGATTTATATGTCAACGCCTGGATGGAATTGCCGGAGCGCTATAGGGAGGACGAATCATGATTACATTCTTATTAGGATTCACCCTTGGAATCATAGTCGGAGTGGCCGGTCTTGCATGTGTAGCAATCATGTACGACAAACACCATCCAGACAAGTAGAAAGGAGAACGGTATGCTGACAAGGAATAAAAAGCTGAAAGACTACGGTATTCCGGCAGAGGACATAGAAAAACTAAACACGATGCTGAAAGACTTTCCGGCAGAGTACGGATATCTGCTTTCCAGTGCTGCCTTGTCAGCTTGCCCGAAAAACACGGTGATAGCGGATATGGTTATTGAAAATATCCTGCACCGGAAAAGTTACAGGAAAATCAGTAAAGAAAGATATATCCCAATGAACCCGAAAGACTTCTACGGATACAGACGCAAGACCGTCGCTGTACTGTATGAGAGAATGCGGTTATTGGGAGTGTGGGAGGAAAAAAGATGAAAGAATATAGATGCCCAAAGTGCAATAGTAAAAACCTTTTTATCAAGAAAGTTGGGAATAATACAGGATTGTATTGTGGGGATTGCGGTGCATGGATTAAATGGGTCGGGAAAAATGAGCTGAGAACATTTGAATATTCAACTAGGTATAAACACGTAGACGATGCTAATAGCAAACAAGACGATATTGCAAGCATCATTTATAGCACTCTCGATCATATGTATTGCGATAATTGCAGATTCAATAGCGAAATTAAAGAAAGTGATAATGGTGAATGGAACTGTGATGAATGCCACAGAAAATATAATGGATGGGGAGTTTCCATGCAGGAAAGTAATAAAATTGCAAAAGAAATTTTAAAACAGTTAGGAGAATAGAATATGAGCAGACTGATTGATGCAGACGAATTAATCAAATACATCAAAATTTGGGAAATTGGCACAAGTATTAGTTCTGACCAGAAAGAGTTTATTGATTGCATTAATAAACAGCCGACAGCTTTTGATGCGGAAAAAGTTACGGAATCGCTTATGGACAGATTTCGTGTTGTTTCCAATGATGAGGACTTGGAATGGAACAGAGCTATAGATTATGCTATTAAAATCTTAGAAGGTGGTGGAGTTGAATGAGCAAATCAGTATTAGTGATTGATACACCAGAGAATTGTATATCTTGTTCAATCAGTCGAGATTGTAGCAATATATTGGAAACATGCACCTTTTGCCCGATTACAGGAAAATGCGTGCTCGATAAAGAAGCAGAATCAATCCCTGATTGGTGTCCACTGAAGCCATTGCCGGAGAAGAGCGCTATTGAGAATGACATGACGGATTATCAGTGCGGGATGATCGATGGTCGAAACCAGTGTATTGATGAGATCGCAGGAGAGGCGAAGTAGATGGAGAGATTAACTGAAAGATATGTTCTAAATGATGAAAAGAAAGGGATTGCAGGGATAAAGGTATTTGAATCTGAGAATAAAATACCTCTTGTTAAAGTATTAAGCGGAGAATATTTATATCCTGCAATTGAAAAGCTTGCAGCTTACGAAGACTTAGAAGAACAGGGCTTGCTTGTGAGATTGCCGGTTAAAATCGGTGATGATATTTATAAGATTCCGAGCAAAGCAAATTATGATTTAAATGTCCTGAATGGATATAAAGCAAATAACAGAGTGTATCATCAAAAAGTTTACAGCATTGTATTTTCACAAAGAGGATGGTTCGTACAGTGCGATAAAGACAGTATTCACGCCCCGAATATAATTTGCGTTGACATAGAATACGGAAAAACATGGTTTCTCACCCATATAGAGGCTGAGAAGAAGTTGGAGGAGATGAAGAATGGCTGAATATGTTAAAAAGTCAGATATAATAAAAATCATGGAAAATAATTCTCACATGATAGAGGTATTTGGAGTTAAGAAGAAAATGATTGACGGATTCGCAATGTGTTGTGATTTTGCAGACTTAAAAATTATTGAAATTGATGATGAAGAGGAGAACTAGCATGAATCAGAGAAGAAATTGGAGATGATGAAAAATGAATAACAAACTCACACCAGACATAACGCCAAACCTTGTTATATCCGCATTCGCAGTACTGCATCAATATTGCAGCTCAATCAGTCCACATGACTGCATCAGATGCGTATTTTACGAACATTGCCCGGAGTGTTTCATGGGGTGTCCGGGAAATCAGGGCGAGGTAATCAGAAAATTGCAAAGCAATGAATAAAATTAGAGAGTCGGTATTTACCGGCTCTTTTTTAGCACAAAATTCCTCAAACATGTACCACAACTTTTCTGCTGACCTGTGATAGAATATACTCAGAAGTGTTACTATGGGATTTTATAGCCAGAAATGAGGTGATAATATGGCGAACTTAAAAGCAGTTACAAGAAAACTCCAAAAAGCTATATTATCCACCGGATTAATCATAAAAATTGGAACGTCACAATTCTACAGCCATGAGCAGGAACGATTGATTACAGTAACGATCATATCAACGCCAGTATTCAGACCAACAAAACGTGGTGAGTGGAAAGACTGTGATTATGAAATACTACGAACTGCATCCCAGTATGATGTAGTCATGTGCCTAAAAGAAATATGGGAGACGGTCAGAAAATGAGGATAGACAGAGGTGATTAGATGGACTTAACGCCTAAGCAGAAAGCGTTTGCAGATGAATATATAAAAAATGGCGGGAATGCATCTGATGCCGCGAGAAAAGCTGGATATGCCGAGAAAAACGCAGAAGTAATAGGAGCACAGAACTTAAGAAAACTTAATATTTCTTCCTATATAGCTGAAAAACAGTCTCTCATCGAAAAACAAAAAGGCACTGACATCATGTCTCTGGCAGAAATTCAGCAGCGCCGCTCCATGATCGCAAGAGGTGAGCTGACTGATTCATTCGGTTTTGCACCAGACTTCTCCGATCAGCTGAAATCTATGAATGATCTGGAAAAAACGCTTGCTATAAAAGAAGCCAGAGAAGAGCAGCGGAAAGCAGAAGAAAAAGCCAGATTACAAGGCGAGTACCATATTGATCTGAATATTGTCCCGGACGTATTTCATAAAATGATTCGGGATATTCGAGCAAAGAAACATAGCGAATACATTCTCCCTGGCGGACGTGGTTCCATGAAGTCATCGACAATATCATTGATTATACCGGAACTGCTGAAGAATAATCCGAACATGCACGCTCTGATTCTGCGAAAAGTCGGAAACACTATCAAAGATTCTGTTTATGCTCAGATGAAATGGGCTATTGATAAATTAGATCTAAATAAGGAATTTACCTGTAAAGTATCTCCAATGGAGATTACATACAAGCCTACCGGCCAGAAGATTTATTTCCGTGGTGCTGACGATCCATTAAAGATTAAGTCTATTAAGCCAGAGTTTGGCTATATCGGAATTGTCTGGTTCGAGGAGCTTGACCAGTTTGCCGGTCCGGAAGAAATACGAAATATTCAACAGTCTGCAATTCGTGGCGGCAATGAAGCGTATAAATTCAAGTCATTCAACCCACCTAGGAGTAAGAATAATTGGGCGAATGAATATACAGCAGAAGCAGAAGAAAAAGATAAAAATGTAATGGTTGTGCATAGCACATACCTTGATTTAGGGATTGAACAGGAGTGGCTTGGCGATGTATTTCTTGCAGATGCTGAACATCTAAAAGAAGTAAATCCAGACGCTTATGACAACGAGTATTTAGGACATGCCAATGGAAATGGTGGAAATATCTTCGAATATATCGAAGAAAGAACTATCACAGACGAAGAGATTAGCCATTTTGATAGAATTTATCAGGGTGTTGACTGGGGATGGTTCCCAGATCCTTATGCATTTGCGCGGCTCTATTATGACCATGCAAGAGAGACAATTTATTTTCTTGATGAAATTGGCGAAAACAAAAAGTCAAATGACTGGACTGCTGCCGAAATCAAGAAGCGTGGTTATGATGACTATGTGATCACCTGTGACAGTGCTGAGAATAAATCTGTAAATGATTACAGGGATGCAGGACTTCCGGCAAGAGGGGCAATCAAAGGACCTGGCAGCATTGAATACTCAATGAAGTGGTTGCAAAAAAGAAAATTAGTGTTTGATCCTGCTAGAACACCAAAAGCCTTAAAAGAGTTCAAGAAGTACGAATACGAGAGAGACAAGGACGGAAACATTATAAGCGGTTATCCCGACAAAGATAATCACTTTATAGACGCTTGCAGATACGCCACTGAAGAGATGTGGAGAAGAAGAGGGAATAGTGCATAAAATGTTAGATAGGTACTTTTCAGATAAAATAAATAAATTCTTAAGCATCGGTTTAAAAATATATGGATCATCTGACATTAACGAAATCTTAAAAGTTGTAGAATATGAAGACATTATTGTGCGAGATACTTCTGTAAGATGGATGGATTTTAAAAGGTAGATTAAATGGGACTTATAAAAACACTAAAAAGGTGGTTTAACATGATTTTCAAAAAACAAGCCGAAGAGGACTTTAATATCCAGGCGGCAGAGTTTCCAGAAATGGAATCGTTGATTAACCGGTGCGCGAACATTTACAGGGGAGTACCGGAATGGATAGATGATAATGATAACATCAAGACGATTAATTTCGCGAAATCCGTCTGCTCAGAGACAGCTCGGCTCGCAACGCTGGCAATCGGCATTCAGATAGACGGTTCCGCAAGGGCAGCATGGTTACAGCAGCAGATCAACAAGGTATATTTCCGGATTCGGCACTGGGTAGAGTACGGCTGTGCCTACGGAACAGTATTTATCAAACCAAATGGTGAGAGCCTTGACATATTCACTCCGGCAGATGTGATAATTGTAGATTACGATAATCAGGAAATCAAAGGGATTATATTCAAAGATTCTTATACAGTTGGAAGGAAATACTACACACGGCTTGAATATCATCGTTTTGTTGAGACCACTGTGGATGGAGTGACAACCTATCCGTATTATGTTTCTAACAGAGCCTATGTATCAAAATCCCCTCAGTCAATCGGAGACAAGATTGACCTCAAACAGACCAAGTGGGCTGACCTAATGGCAGACACTCCGCCAATCCTCAAGGCGAACGGGGAGAAGTTGGACGGACCTCTGTACGGAGTTCTACGGACACCACAGGCAAATAACGTGGATATTAACGCACCATTGGGTTTGCCAATATTTGCCGAAGCTATCGAAGAGTTAAAAGACCTCGATATTGCATACAGCAGGAACGCCGGAGAGATTTTTGATTCGCAGAAGATTGTCTTGGCAGATGATAGACTGCTGATGCCAAGCGGTACACCTGTAGCAGCCATGTCACCGCAGGGTATGGAGAACAGACGTAATGAGATGAAATTACCGCACTTTGTCAAGAATGTATTCGGGCAGGATGAGAAAGAGTTCTATCAGGAAATCAATCCAATTCTCAACACAGATACCCGTATAAGCGGCATAAACGCCATTTTAAGCCAGTTAGGGTACAAGATTGGATTCTCCAACGGATACTTTGTTTTTAACGAATCTAGCGGCATACAGACGGCTACAGGAGTAGAAGCAGAACAGCAGAGGACAGTGCAGTTCGTCAAAGACGTTCGAGATAAACTGGAATCCTGTCTGGATGAAGTTATTTACGCATTGAACGTTTACGCTGACCTGTACGGACTTGCGCCAGTCGGAGCATACGAGGTCAATTATGATTTTGGAGACATTCTCTATGTGCGTGAAAATGACCGTGCAAGATGGTGGCAGTATGTGACCACTGGCAAGGTTCCGGCATGGTTGTATTTTGTAAAATTCGAGGGAATGACTGAGGAAGAAGCTAAAGCAATGGTTGAAGAAGCTCAGCCAGACGAACCAACTTTATTCGGAGAGGAGTAAAAAGATGGCAGATACATTCAAGGGAATAATCACAGCAGATGGGAAGAAGAGACAGTTACCTTATGGAAGTGTTCTCGAAACGCCTGTATCTGATAAAACATTATCTGCGGACGGCGCTTTTGCAGATGCTAAAGTAACAGGGGACAAATTCAAAGAAGTAAAGGCGGAAACTAATTCACTAAAGGAAGATTTAGTTAACTTAGAGAATGGTACATGTATTTTAAAAGGAGAATTTGACGTTGGTAATATCAAAAGTTCTACTGGCGAATATGAACGTGATTATATTTATCAGGTATCGAATAAACATCCCATTTCCTATGATACAAATTTAATATTATATATTAAAGATGGATTTCAAGTTGCTTTTTCTTGGTATGATAACGATGGTAGTTTTATAAAAAAAGATTCGTTTATAAAAAATAGAAAAGTAATAACGGCAAATACAAAGTTTTCGGTGACTATTTTAAAAACAGGAATTACAACTGGAATTGCTGATGTTCACGAATATTTAAGCGCAATAACATATGAATGGGAATTGATAAATTTAACTTACAGAAATGATATATTAAAGAATTACATGAAATTTGTATATGGAACTTTATCAAACGGTATTCCAGTTTCAACATCTGCATCAAGATTTAGAAGCAAAGATATTTCTTGTGCATATTATGATACCACTTTTAGGTCGTTGGAAGATAGATTTGTTTTAGCATATCATTCTTATGATGAAAATGGTAATTTTTTATATGATAGTGGGTGGAACTATGAAGTATCAGTAAGCAAAGGCACTAAGTATAGACTATTATTGAAAGATACTATGGAGGAATATAAAGAAAATGATATAGAATTAATTACAGAAAAATATGTTGCATCATATAGTGGCATAGAAGGCAATAGACATCTTATAGATGTAATTGGTAAAAAACCGGTAAATAATTTTAATGATTATACTGTTATAATGGCTCATCGAGGATATTCAAGTATTGCTCCAGAAAATACAATGCCAGCTTTTGAATTGGCATATAAAAATGGCTGTAGGTGTATTGAGACTGATGTTGTTTATACATCTGATAGAATACCAGTTTTATCTCATGATATTAATATTAATAGAACTGCTAGGGACAAAAATGGAAACATGTTGCCAGAAACTGTTAATATTTCTACTATTACTTATAACGATGTTAAACAATATGATTTTGGAATTTGGAAAGATGTGGAATATAAAGGAACGGAAATATGCACACTTGAAGATTTCTTGTATTTCTGTAAGGTAAAATCGGTACAGCCTATTATCGAATTAAAAAGAGGCTACGACAATAGTTGGATAAAAGGCGCGTATAATGTGGCAAGTAAATTGGGAATGCTTGATAAGGTTGTATGGAATTCTTTTGAGCATTCGTTTTTAACATATATACACAGTCTATGTGATTTTACTAATTTTTTTGTAAATGTAGATAGGGATATAGATGAGGATGCAATAAATATAGCAATCAATCTTAAAACAAATAGTAATGCTGTTTATATAGGTTCTACAGTTGAGAAACTTACTTCAAATGGCGTTTCTAAAGCGTTGTCAAACAATATCCAAGTAGGCGTTGGTACAACAGATGAAAAATCTGTAGCAAAAGAGTTTGCAAAAAATGGAGTACATTTTGTTTGCACAAATGCGTTGTTGATCGATGATTTGTATTAAAGTAATGAAGTATGTTACATTACTAATTAACTAAAGAGGACTTTAGTTAACCAGTAAAATTCAAAACATGTACCACGACTTTTGACGAAAGAGGTGATATGCTATACTTAGTCCAGAATATTTACGCCGGATAACAGAGGGTAGTGAGCAAATCGCCGAAGAACTACATCAGTATATCATCTCTGAGATCGTGTCGAGAATGGTGGCAAGAATCGGCAGAGGTGAAGACTATATCCTAACCAATGCAGATGCGTGGAGAATCAGAACATTGCAGGAATCTGGCGAATTGCTAGAGGACATTCTGGCAGAATTATCCAGATACACCAAGCGCGAACAACAGGAGCTTCTTGAAGCGTTTGAGGATGCCGGAATCACTGCAATGGACTATGATGATAAAGTCTATAAGGCGGCGGGGCTTAGTCCCGTACCGCTTGAACAGTCTCCGGCTATGATAAGACTCATGGAGCGAAATATGCTTGCGACTATGGGTGAGTGGAAGAACTTCACGAGAACAACCGCAAGTGTCGCTCAGAGGCTCTATATTGAGCAATGTGACCTTGCATATAATCATGTGATGACTGGGGCAGTCGGGTATACACAAGCCATCAAAGAGGCAGTTAATAACGTTGTATCAGATGGTGTTACCGTCACATACCCATCTGGCAGAAAAGACACCATCGAAACAGCAGTTGCACGTTCTGTCAGAACTGGTGTGGCACAGGCTACGGGAGATATATCCCTAAAACGCATGGAAGAAATGGACTGGGATTTAATTCTAGTCAGTGCTCACATAGGAGCCAGAACGGGTGATGACGGCGAGAATCCCGGAAATCACTCATGGTGGCAAGGCAAGATATACTCTCGTTCTGGCAAGAGTAAGAAATTTCCGCCATTCTCATTGACCGGATACGGAACGGCAAGCGGACTGTCAGGGGTCAACTGCCGGCATAGTTTTGGGGCAAGTGATGGAGAATTTAATCCTTATGCAGAACTATCAGCACAGGATAAAGCTGATAAAGGCAAACAGTACGAAAAGGAACAGCGGCAACGTACTTATGAACGGAGAATCCGCAAAACGAAGAGAGAAGTTCTCGGAATGCAAGCGGCGGTTGATAACTGTAAGGATGAACAGACAAGATTCGCACTTCAGCAAGACCTTGACCGGAAGTCTTATCTTTTGCAGAAACAAAATGCTGCATACAAAGATTACTGCAAGCAGAACGACCTAAGGGAACTGCAAGACCGGCTTATGATAGCGAAGTGGAACCGTCAGAACGCCGCAAAAGCCAGAGGAGCAGCAAAACGATATAAGGCAGCAAAGGGGATTGACTGATGGATGATAGATGGGAATATTATAATCCGAATCCCGTTAAGGATAAGAGAACAGGAGACTGCGTTGTCCGGGCAATATGCAAGGCAACCGGTTTTGACTGGGAAACGGTATTTGCCGGATTAATGATACAGGCGTGCGCTCTATCAGATATGCCAAGCGCAAATTATGTCTGGGGAGCGTACCTCTATAAGCATGGATACAGACGCAAACTAATTGAACAGTCAGAACGATATATCTATACAGTCAATGATTTTTGCACAGACCATCCGACAGGTACATACATTCTCTGCATATATGACCATGTGGTGACGGTACAGGAAGGCAAATATTTCGATACATGGGATAGTGGTAATGAGATCCCGGTATACTACTGGGAAAAGGAGTAGCTAAATGAGCATATCAGAATTTGTACAAGTATTCCTCTCAATTTGCGGAGGAGTGTCTATTGTCGGAGGAGCGGTGGCCGTAATTCTTAAGTGGATTACTCCGGCATTTCGACTCAACAAGCGAGTTGAAACACTGGAAGAACATGATAAGCGTGACTTTGAGAGTCTTCAGAGGATCGCGGAGCGTGATTCATTGATTCTGGAAGTACTATCAACCATGTTGGATAGTCAGATCAGTGGGAATAATGTTGAGGAATTAAAAAAAACAAAGCAGAAGCTCACGGAGTATCTTGCACAGAATCAACGTTAGCATTGATAAGGGGTATGCTCATGAAATTATATGTGTTCACGAAAAAAGATATAGACAGGTTCTTGATAGAGTGTAATTTCACACCAGACGAAGAAAGACTGTTTCGGTTGAGATGCAAGGAATATACGCTTGAATACTGCGCTGAACAGATGAACGTGAGCATATCAACGGCAAAGAGATTAAGCCGGAGAGTAAATAATAAAATAATCAAAGTGTGCTGATACTTTTTGGATACTAATTAGAGCCAGAAACGACCTGTTTCCGGTTCTTTTTTTATGTAAAAATATAATCAGAAAGGCGGTGTATAAGATGGCATTATATAACAATCCTTATCAATATAGTTTTGGCGTTCCTGGGCAGATGAACCAGTTCCAGCAACAGCCTGTCCAGATTCCAGCTCAAACAGTACAGCAACCACAGCAGAACAACAATGGTATCCTGTGGGTATCTGGTGAAGTGGGTGCAAAATCCTATCTGGTAGCACCCGGGACAAGTGTTTTGCTGATGGACAGCGAAAGCGAAAAGTTCTACATAAAATCCACAGACG